CAGTAGAACTGTACGTCAACGGAACTGCGACGGGGCAGACAGTTTCTGTGACGGGAGGTGGTAGCTCATTTGTATCTCTGAGTCATCCTGTTTCTAAAGGAGACGTTGTTAACTTCGCTACAACTGCTGCGGCTGGAACAGCCACCAGTGGGCGTGTATCTGCTCTTTTGGTGGGAAATGTTACTGTACAAGGGGAAGTTATTTCTGCTGGCGCTACGGACGGACAGGTTCCTGTATACAACAGCGCAACCGAAGAATACGAACCGGCTGATTTTGCGAGTCCAGCCACGGTAACTGAGGTATCGGCAACTTTTGCGGCAGGATCGACTCTAGGATTGCAGCAAGAACTTTTGGCAAACTCTGGCCAACCCGGCCTTACTGTTCTGGCTGTTGGGTTTACAACATCTGGGAAAGTTCAAGGGACGTCTTTGGGAGACGGAAATGTTGTAGAGGTATATGCAAGTGGTGCGGATTTTAACTCCGGCACTGTTCTCTATCGCGAATTCATGTCATTGGGAGAACCTATCTGTTTCACCGGATTGTCTGACGGCGCAATTATTACGGCTACTCAGGGGTTTTATGGCTTCTCCGAACAAGTGGATGGTGCGGACGAAAGCCCCATGCCACTTTTGTCTTATGGTTTGTCGTTCAAATCTACCTTCTTTTTTGCGTTCCGTAACTCTAACGTGTATGCCCCCGGAGCAGCAGGGGCAAACCAAGGATGGATTCACGTTGTTAATGGCCCCTTGGAGAGCACAGTTCGTTTGGCGAACGGCACCGGCGTAACGGTTCAAGGACAAGAGGATATCAATCTGGCTCCTTGGGAATATTACCGTTTGTATACAGCCGGAAACCAAGAATACATCTTGGAAGGGACTAATCCCATCATGGCTTGTCACGCAGCTAACATGGATTTGAACCCAACAGGAAGTTTTTACGATAGTCGTTTGATTATGCCTCTCACAAATGATGGGATCACGTGGCCTCGTTCTGGACAAATTTCCGCTTCGTACGATAATACACAAGTTGCTTTCTTCGTTAGGGATGGTGCAGAAGGTTTTATCAATAGCAACGCTGGTACCGGTGTGTCTCCGGGCGCTCCTGTGGACTTTGATGCGGCTATCGGCGTAGGAACAGGCGCTAGTGACCCCGGCTATCAACCGAACGGAGCTACACGCGTATTGGCTACCGGATTGGTATCTGCCTTTTCTGGGGCCGATACCGCCGGTTTCGAAGCGTCTCCTTTGATGCCTACGAGCGCCATGTCACAAGTTGTGGCACAGCCTCTCACTATCTCTGGTACTGGCTCTGGTGGTTCTAGTGGGGTAGCTATTGCCAGCCCTTATGCAGGAACTGCAAAAGTGTATGAATGGAACACCACCACTTTGTCCCTTGACTTGGCCTATACAGTCCCTCTTACACGTTCTGGGGTAACTGTTACAAGTAAAGAAGACCAAAAACATCCTGCTGCTGGGCTGATTTCTAATGATGGCGTGGCGTCGAACACTTTGGTAGGACAACTTAAACCCGGCGTAATTATTGCCGATGTTCCCATCACCGTAGTTGTTCAAAATGGATCACCGGCTCTGGTGCCAACAATTCGTAGCCAAAACGGAACAACAACAACCGGCATCATTTCCCAAAGCGACGAAACTCTGTCGCTTGGAATCACTCCGAACCTCCTACGCGCCGAAATTGTAGAAGGGCAAGACGGAATTTTGTACAAACGCAACGTAACTGCCGGACCCACAGCGGGTTTGGGGGAAGCAGAATGGGTGGAAGCATGAATCTTACATTTGAAATTGACGACGCAGTGGCATATGCTATCGCCGTTTCACAGGGCTGGTCCCCAACTGTCGAAGACACTACACAAGAATTGGTGGGTGATAATTACCCATTGATTCCTAATCCTGTTACAATTCAGATGTTTATGGCACAGCTAATTCCTTCTTTTATCACTTCAACTGTGGTAGCGGCAGGACGTACCAAAGTTCTGAATGACTTCTCTTCCATTTATGATGGATTGGAACATTCGGTAAAAAAAGGCGATTTCGATTCTATGATTTTGGCGGGTAACATCGCCGGAATCAAGTCGGCAGTAAAGGCCAATTTGTGATTTGACAGGAGACCGTCAACAGGCATGGCTGAACTTGATCAAGCGTCCGATGGCGGACTGGGACTTGCATTTCTTTTGACGGAAATGCGCGACCTCCGCAAGGGGATGGAATCTCGTGATGAACGTATTCACGGTTCTCTTGATGGCCTCCGTGGTGACGTTACAATCCTTTCCACGAAAGTAGATCACAGTCAAGATGACGTATCTAATATCAAAGTTGAAGTCAAAGGCCTTCGCTCTGATGTAGATAGCATCATGGAAGATCGCAAGGCAGAATCGGTTCGCCGGGAATCTGCTTGGAGCGGCCCGAAGCGGGTGGGAACTACCCTTGTAGCAGTGGCAAGTGCTGTCGGTGCTATTCTGGTAATCATCAATTTCTTCCCAGCGGCTGCGGCTCTACTGCCTTTCTAAACAATCTTAAAATTACCAACGCTCACGTAACACAGCACAGGCGGCTGTGAACCGTATAGGTGTGCCCTGTGGTGAGCTTAACCTCGGAGACGGACATGGTTGAAGACAATTTCTACAGCCAAGATAACAACCAAGAAGGAGTTAGTCCAAAAGCCACACGTCGTATGCAACGCAAAGCTGAAAAGCAAGCTCGCCAAGCCAAGCGCAACCCAAAGCCGCTTGAGCCTCGTAACCAGCACCAAGCTGACTATATTGAAAGTCTTGAAGACAACGAACTCACGTTCGCAATTGGTCCCGCAGGTGTAGGTAAAACCTACGTCCCTTCTCGTTTCTACGGGAATATGTTGGCAACGGGACAAATTTCTAAGCTTTACGTAGCGCGTCCAAACGTCGCTAAGTCTAAGCACAAGAACGGTTACTTGCCGGGAACGCTTGAAGAAAAGACTGCACCGTGGCTTGTCCCGATCTTTGAAGGCATCAAAGATGCAATGGCACCTTCTGAATTTGATCGCCTGCGCCGTGAAAAGCGCATCGAAGAAGTCCCTTACGAATTCATGCAAGGACGCACCTTTAAAGATGCCGCCTGCATCATTGATGAAGCTGAAAACCTTGATCTTGATGACCTGTACATCACTCTCACCCGTCAGGGTGAGGGGCTGAATATGACCCTTTGTGGGGACATCCGTCAGTCACGCATTCACAACAGCGGCCTCGCTGAGGTTGTTCAAATGGCACGGTCTCCATGGATGGAGGGCGTAGGCATTATTGAATTTGGTGAAGACGACGTTGTGCGTTCCCGCCAAGCACGCCAGTGGGTCATGGCCTTCAACCGCCGCAACTTGTCTGATACAGCAAATTATGATAAGGATGAGGCTCAAGATTTTCATTCTAATCCCCCTGCGTTTCTGGCAGGTAAGGAGGCCTAATGGCTGTAACACTGGTAGTTGAGGACGGCACGGGCCTGTCCAATGCCAATTCATATCTGACAGCTACCGAAGCTGAGGCAATTCTTTGTGTCAACCCGACCGCGTTTACAGCGTGGTCGGCCCTTGACGCGACCCAAAAAGACACGTTCTTGGTGTGGGCATCAGGGTATCTCGATGACTACATTGACTGGAACGGATACAAATCTGTGAAGCTTTGAAGACGGTAGCTCGGATTCTAAATCTGGCTCTGATCTCCTTCCTGTTAACATTGGTTACATCCTTCGGGGACTTGGCAAAGTCATCACAGGAAAACTCCGCGTTGGACGGGTTGTGCGCTGATGTTTGAGAGCCTGCTTAAAGACCAAATGCAGAACGTCATGAAAATTCTGGGGCAAGTTGATGGTCTAGCCCCAAACCAGACGTACGTTTCAAAAGACGAAGACGCTGCTTACGACACTGCAACACGCACTTACACTGCGGGTGAAGTCGATTATCCGAACGTTCCAATGGTCTTGGCCCGCTTCACGATTGAAGAAATGGATTCTGAAATCATTGCGACCACAGACCAGAAAGCAATTATTGCTTCTTTGGATTTGCCTGTTGAACCTCGCCCACAAGACAAAATCCGCACGGCGAATGGACAAGTGTACAATGTCGAGCGCCTTATGGGTGTTCCCGGAGAGAGTATCTACATTCTGCATGTGCGCCGCACGGAGGCATAATGTCTGTAGTCGTCAATGGACGCAGTTTTAATCGGTCACTTGATCGGTATTACGACCGCCTTGAAAAGCGGTTCCGCGCCCGCATGAAAATGCTGATGGAAGCTGGTATGATCCGGCTCATCCGTCGTACGCCTGTTCACACAGGTGCAGCGGTTATGAGCTATGTGGCATCCTCTGGACAGCCTTTTTCGGGGGCTCCTTCTGGCGGACGCGAACCTGTAGAACCCACTAACCGCCTACCGGTGGGTTCTGAGCGCCTTCGCGGAACTGCGGAAGCCGTAGCAATGGCGACACTTGCTAACGTCAAATACGACGATCCGTTCACCACGTACTGGATCGTTAACAATGCGCCACATATTGGAGGGCTGGAAGCAGGTGAATTGCCTTATGAGCCGTTCACCCCTCGTTCGCCTCAAGGCATGTTCGGCGTCACACTTCAAGAGCTTGTTGCTCTGCTTGGGAGTAACCCTCTATGACACCAGATTTTTGCAGCGCAGTTGAAGAACGCTTTCAGCTTGCCATGAATGCCGAATATCCCGGCATGAAAATTTTCTTTGCCAACCCACCATCTTCCGATGAGCCCGGAGAATATGCTGTCATCCATATTCTCGCTTCTGAGGATGTCTTGCCTATCAATGTCGGCATCAATGCGAAGTCTCGCAATGTGGGGATCATCCAAGTTGACGCATTCAGCGCAAAAGACATTGGACCCGGACAAGCACAGCGTATCGCGCATTTTGCGGGGAAGATTTACAAGCGTTTGAATATGAACGTCACGACAGAAGGGCACGCTGTATTCAAAGACCCCGGAGTTGTTGACCGGGGCGAAGTTCGGGGCAAGCACAAACAACAAATGCGGTGCCCTTACCGCTACGATTTCAAGGATTTTCCTTGATCGTATTGACAAATAAATGATTCGGCTATACCCTGACCCGTTTTGTCTGGACAGCTTGACTTTCTGACCATTATTGGCTAGGGTGCCAGACACATGGGTGACTCTTTTTCACCCTCTCATGAGATATATCCGGGTGGCGGTGCCTCCCCTCGCAATTAAGGAGACCGTCCTTTGGCCTTTGCTGACGCAAACCGCGCACAGATTCGTTACATCGAAGAAAACTCTTTCGGTGTGACTCCGACGACAGGTTCGAGCCGTGAAGTTCGCCTTACGTCGTCCTCTCTGACCGCAAGTAAAGAAACTGTTGTTTCTGATGAACTCCGTGCTGACCGCATGGTATCTGACATCGTTGAAGTTGCCGCCATGTCTAACGGCGACATCAACTTCGAATGGTCTTCTGGACCACAAGATGAATTCCTCGCTGCTTTCCTGCTGTCTCAGTGGGAACGTCCGATGACTATGGACTTCTGGAAGGGTATCACGGTATCCATCACAGCGAACAACCAAATCACTGTATCTGGTTCTGACATCACTGGCTTCCTGACAGCAGGTCGCCGGGTCAAAATCGACGGCTTTGTCAACGCAGCAAACAATGGTTACTTCTCCATTGCTTCGACAGCTTTGTCTGGTTCTGACACACAGGTTAACCTCGTTGAGACCACACTGGTGCCGGAAGCGGGCACTGTGCGTGCACGTCTCTTCGACGCAAACGACGTTATCGTTCTCAACGACGCCAACATTTCTTTGGGCGCTACCGGTATCTCCGGCAACGCAACCAACCCATTTGCGGCGGCAATCGCAGCCGGTCAAATCCAAATCGGTCAAAAGATTTACGTTGATGGTCTCGGCTACGAAAACGCTGTTATCACGTTGACTGATCCAAACCCACTTGCAACGCTTGATGTGACAATTTCTGACGGCGTGAACGCTGCTCAATTGGTTGCAGGCACCGACTTTGTTGTTGGTGTTGATGCGGATACAGATGGCGCGGCGTTTGCGGAAGCAATCAATGCTCTTCGTTATCGCACACTGAGCCCAGTGAACGTTAAGGCAACGCATGACGCATTGACTGACACTGTTACGATCACCAACTTGAACCAAACTGGCGGTTCTGTTGTTGAAAATACTGCGGACGCGAACGCTGTTGTCGTAACATTCTCTGGTGGTGCAGCAGGCGCAGCAGGCGTATTCACAGTTACCGCACTTTCCGATGACCTTCTGACTGTCACTCCGGTTCCTCCGGTTGTTGCAGCAGGATCACCGGCTATCATCAAGGGTTCTCACCTTAAGAACCCCGGCGATGAAACTGCAATCCAGCAACGCTTCTTCTCCATCGAAACTGCGTTCCAAGACGTGAACCAGTTCATGGAACAGGACGGCATGGTTCCGGGGACCTTCTCGCTTGAAGTGGCTACCGGCGCTATCGTTACCGGCACAATCGGCTTCGAAGGCCGCGCAACGTCTTTGGTACAGTCCACTGTCTTGGGCAACGCTGCGAACTACACTGTTCTTGATGCACAGCCGGGTGAAGTTGTTAACGCAACCACCGACGTTGGCGACATCGTTAAGGACGGCGCACCGCTTCTGGCATGTATCCAGTCTATCTCCTTGAATGGTGAAGCTGGCCTCCGCATGCAGAACTGTGTTGGTTCCAAGTTCCCACGCGGCATCGGTACTGGACGTTTTAACCTCACCGGGTCCATGACTGTTTACTTCGAAAACGAAGAACTGTTCACTGACTTCATCGAGCACGAAACAATTTCTCTTGAATTCTCCATCACCGACTCCGAAGGTATGGCGTATTACTTCACCATCCCTGCGTTGAAGATTTCTCAAGACGAAATCGCTCCGGGCGGCATCGACCAAGACGTATTCGAGAACATCGAATTCACGGCTTTCCGCGATCCGACCACTGACACAATGTTCCAAATCGACCGCTTCTCCCCGAACTCTGCGGTTTAAGAAACACTTAGAGAGCCTACGGGCTCTCTAATACCTCCCGACATCTTGGTTTACCGAGATCGCCATGGCGTAGGGAATGGCTCTTGGTTGTCGGGGCCAATCCATTCCCACCCTTTTAACCCCGACGAGGCTATTATGGCTAAAACTAACGAAGCGGCTGAGGAAGCTGTATTCACCACAAACATTCACAACATCTTTCACACCGATGAAATCCTTGAAGAGGACGGTGTTTGGGTAACTTTGAATGACCTGCAAAAGCTGAAAATCAAAATTCGCCGTCTGCGCTCAGACGCGGTTATCAAAGCGTTTGAGCGGATCGTCCGTGAAACCTATGATGAAGCGATGTTGCGCAATCCGCAAGGCCTGACCGAAGAACAGTCCATGCACGTTTTGCAGCGCCAGCTTGCAGAAGCAGTTTTGATTGATTGGTCCGGCGTCCGCGACGCTAAGACCGGTGAAGAAATTCCGTACTCCCCGCAGGCCGCGCTCCAATTGGTCAAAATCCGCGACTTCCGCGAATTTGTCTACGAAGCCGCAAACAACCGCGACACGTTCCGCGAGAAGGCTGACAAGGAAGCTGAGGGAAACTCCTAAAGTTCCTGCGGTGGAACCTCAAAAATTCACAGCCTCAGCAGCATAAAAAAGACGACTTTTTGTCAAACCTCGCTGCTGAGGATAATCCCAAACTTCGTAAAATGCGCGAAATGCGTGAAGCGCGGGAAAGGGCTGAGGGTAAACCACCACCCAAGCCGCAGGAACCGGCTCCTAATCTCTTTCCCGACATGTTGTGGGTATGGTCTGCTTTTTGCATGCTGTCTGATAGGCGGGGTGTAGGAGCCAACGGACCTCTTCCCATTACAATGGAAGCTATGCACGCCTACGCGAAGATGACAAATCGTCGCGAGCGTGTGTACATGGAACAGTTGCTGCACTTTGTGCCTCTTCTTGATCGTGAATACTTGAACGATTTTTACGAGAAGCAGGCAGCAGAACTCGAAAAGCAGCGCAAAAAAGCACAGGCTCCCGCCAACAAAAGGGGCCTTAATCGGCGGTAAGAAATGGCTGAAACTCAAGAACTCCGGTTGAAGATCAACGCAGCAGCGGCTCGTGCCGGTGCGCGTGAGTTCGTGGCAGCTATCAACTCTATTCAAACCGCCGTAAACCAACTCGAACGCGAAAGCACCAAGGCCTTTGATCGCATCAACAGCGGCAGCAAAGGCCTTGGTCAAAACCTTCGTGGACTTCAAGATGGTTATAATTCTGCTCGCGTAGCAAACGACCGTTTTGCCGCGTCTGTCAAGCGTGCCAATGCTGCGCTTACACGTCAGCTTAATCTTGCGTCCCAGAGCCGTGGAGCCCTTTCAGGAGGTGCACCTACAGGCGGCGGGGGAGGACGGGCCGCTGACCAGCAAATTGCTTCCCAGAACCGCATCAAACGTGCTGTCGATGATACAAAAGTATCTGTCGAACGGCTCACCGCATCTTTGATGAAGGTTGGCGGGTTTGAATCTATCAATAAAATCGCTGCCGCTTATCGCACTTTCCAAAAGGAAGTGAGCGGCGCAGCCGTGTCTTCACAGAAACTGGATGATGCCAAGACTAAGCTCAACAGTTCGTTGAAAGCGGCGCAAGCTTCTCTAATCACACTCAACGCGAAAGCGCAAGAGAACGTTCGTGCTGAACGTGCGGCAGCACAAGCCGCACGCGAACACGCTAAAGCCAAGTGTTAATGCTCTCAACCAATCTCTGATTGCACTCAAGGCGAACCTTGCAAGCGGTGCATCAAGCACCATCCAAGTGCGTCAAGCGATGTCGCAATTTGCGGACACGGTAAGCCGTACGCGGATTGTCTTGACACGGGCGGATGCAGCACAGCGGGCAACAGCAGCGCGGGCTAAGGAGCTTGCTGCGGCAGAGACGCGGGCAGCAGCAGAGGCACGTCGCCTCGCCGGAGAATTGCGCGGTTCAGGAGCAGCAGCACAGGCAGCAAGCCGTTCTTTCGGTGCAGCAACCGGGTCACTCCGTGGACTTGAGAACGCTTTCAGTAGTTCTTTCCAGATCGGCTCGGCGTTCCGCACGATGATCGGCACTATCACTTTGGGCACATTTGCTCAGAGTGTTTTCCGTGCTGGTGACGCCCTTGAACAATTTAACATCACCATGGAAGTTGCGAGCGGAAGTGCCGCCGCCGCCGCAGGTGACCTTGCGTTTATCGACGACATGGCACGCCGCCTTGGTACAAACCTTGAAGCGTCCCGCGACGCCTTCTCGAAGTTTGCGGTGTCCTCGCAAATTGCGGGCGTTTCGGCGGACCAGACCCGCAACATTTTTGAATCTGTATCTACCGCGATGTCTGTTCTTGGTCGCGGCACAGAAGACCAACGCCTTGCGTTCCTCGCGCTTGAACAGATGATGTCTAAGGGCGTTATCTCTGCGGAAGAATTGCGTCGTCAGTTGGGTGAACGTCTCCCCGGTGCGGTAAGCTTGATGGCTCGCGCTGTCGGTGTGTCTGTGTCTGAATTGCAAGACATGCTTAAAGCTGGTGAGCTTATTTCTTCGGAAGTCCTGCCGAAGTTTGCGGAAGAACTCAACCGTACCTTTGGTTCTCAGTTGAACCGTACGTTTAACCGTGCTGGTTCCAACTTGGGACGTATGCAGGTTGAGTTCCAAAAGCTTTTGGAGATCGTTGCTAACAGCGGTTTCTTGGATGAATTGGCGGTACAGTTCCGTGACATCACCAGCGCGTTGCAATCTTCTGACGTACAAGATGCGGCAGCGAAACTGGGGCGCGGGTTTGCCGAAGCTGCGGAATTGTTTGGACAATCCGCTCTGTTCATCATCAACAACATTGAAGAGATTGGCCGTATTGCGACTATCGTAATCGGTACTCTTGTCGTGCGTCAATTTGCGTTGCTTGCACAAAGTGCTGCATCCGGCGTGGCGGCAATGATCAGTTCTATTGCAAGCTTCCGCGCTCTCGGTGCCGCAGGGGCAACAGCAGCTACTGGTTTGAACGCCACAACTGCCGCAAGTGCTCGTGCCACAAGCTCTATCACAGCCTCTGGTGTTGCGGCGACGGCGACGGCTGGTCGCATGGCTAAGATGAGTGCTGGTTTGGCTGTTGCTGGGCGTGTGTTCGGCGTAATGGCAGGCCCCATCGGCTTGGCTATTTCTGCGCTGACCCTTGTACCCGCAATCATGGGCGCAGTCGGTAGCTCTGCACAAGATGCCGCATTCGATTATGGCGACGCTATTCGCGAAATGGAAGGAACCACTTTCCGCTTCTTGGACACTGCACGCGGTGTGGGCGAAGCGGGCATTGCAGAAGACATCCGCGCTATCTCAAATGAGATTGTGGAAGCGCAAGCACTCCTTCGTCAATTCCGTAGTGACTCTGCTGCCCAAGGCGAGATTGATTCTGCGTTCAGTGCTATCATCAGTGGCGGTGTTTCCGCAGCAACTCGTGACGCCTTGGATGAAATGCGCGAACTTAACGCGGTTCTTTTGGATGCAGGCCAAGGAACAGATGCGTGGTTTGCAGCGATTGATCAGTTGAAAGAAAAATTCAACGAAATTCGTAGTGCGATCCCCGAAGAAGAAATTCGTCGTCTTGAAGATGCCATGCTGCCTTCTGCTGCGCTTTTGCAACAGATTCGGGAAGACTATGAGCGTCTTGAAAACGTCGCGCCCGGATTTAATGATCAATTTGTTCAAGCTGAGGAAGCCCTGCGCCAAGCCAATGCTTCTTTGACACTTTTCCGGGAAGGCTACAACGCTGTAGCCGACGAGTCACTCATTTCCGAAGCTGATATGGAGTTCTTGCGCAATCAGCCTTATGGTAGTGCAATCGAAGCTCTGGATACACTGGCGCAACGCATTAGCCGGCTTCCGAACGCCCCAGACTCTTTGGTAGAATCTGTTGATCGTCTTGCTGTTCAATTTCAGGAAGGTGAGATTTCTGCGGGAGAACTTCAAAGCGAACTTAATGCGCTCCGTCCAGCGATTGACTCTGCGGCAGCAGGTGCAGATGCTTATGGCATTGCTGCCACATTCTCAGCGGACGCTGCGCTTATGGCGGCAGACTCCTCACAGGATTTTGCTGATCGTGCTGTAACTGCGGAAAATGCTGCGTACGGTGCCCAAGGAGCCATGGACAGCGCTGCTGCCGCAGCAGACAATGTTGCCGCAGGCGCTGCCAACGCAGCAGCACAAGTCATGTCTTTGGCGCAAGCCTTCGCAACGCTTTCTGGGTCTGGTTCGGTAGCGATTGCGTCTCTTGGTGACCGTCTTGGAGAAATTCAAGAACAAACTCGCCTGCGTTCTTTGAACTTCGTTGATCGGGCAGTAGCTACAGAAGCGAACCGTAACCGGGCGGCTTTGGAAGCGGGTGTTGCTGAAATTAACAGTGATTTTGCGGCGGCGTCTGCGGGACAAGCAGACGGCGTAGTTGCGGCACTGGGGCGTCAACGTGACGAGCGTATTGCTGCACTTAATCAAACAAATCAGGATGTTTTGGATGCGGCACGGGAGTTGGCGACAACTCCTTTGAACAACGAAGGACGTCCTACGACAAGCCGGTCTTCTGGTAGTGGCGGACGCGGACGTGGCAGCAGCGGCGGACGCGGACGTAGTGGTGCCAGTGACGCAGCGCGTGAAGCAGAACGTGCAGCAAAGGCTATCCAAGACTTGAAAGATGCGCTTGACGAAAGTCTTGAAAGCATCGAGACTGAGAACCTTGCTTTGGGCATGCTGGCATCTGGCATGACTACATCAGAGCGGGGCGCACGCCTTCTTGCGGAAGCTCAAATGGGTGGGGCGAATCTCACTCGTGAACAGACACAAGCATTCATTGAACAGATCGAAGCGGCAGAAGCCCTTAATGCTTCACTGTCACGGCTGGCTAATGATCCCGTAAACGATTGGATGAACAGCGTTCCCACTTGGCGGGAAGCTGGACAGCAAATCGAAAAAGGTGTATTCGAAAGCCTCAGCAGCACAATCTCTGAATTCATCAAAACCGGCGAATTTAGTTTTGAAGCTCTGGGAGAATCGATCCTTGGGATCGTTGCGGACATCATTGCCGATAAGGCTGTCAAGGAATTGACAACACTTTTGGGGGGCAATACGACGGGTTCCGGTGAAGGCGGATTTGGACTTGGAGGACTTCTTTCTGATGCGTTTGGAAACGGTGGGTCTGCGGGCGATGTAGCTGATCCCTTTGCAGCAGGCGGCGACGGCGGCGCAGCCATGCAACAAGCAATTGCGCAAGGAGGCACACAGGCCGCTGAATCCATGCGCCAAGCGATTACGCAAGCAGGGCAACAGCTTACGTCGAGTATTGCACAGGGTGGACAACAAGCTGGTGCTCAAATGGGTACACAGGTTCAAACCGCTGGTACAACTGCGGGTGCGCAGATGGGTTCCCAAGTTAACACTGCTGGGACTGTGGCTGGTGTTCAAATGGGGACACAAGTAACCACAAGCGGCACATCCGCAGCCACACAGATGAATACGCAAATCCAACAAGGCGGCGCAATGGCAGCGCAGCAAATGGGAGCGGCTGTCGCCAGTGGGGGCGGCGGAGGTGGTGGCATCGGTGGTATGTTCGGCGGCTTCGGCGGCATGCTTCTTGGGGCTGGTATTGGCTTGCTCTCTGGGGCGCTCGCACGTCGCCGTCAGAAGAAGCAAGAAGAGGCGGCTGCTGCGCGTAATGCGGAGCCTGTAACCCCTGTCGGCATTCGTCAGTTTGCAGAAGGTACTGCAAACACTTCCGGTATCCCTGCTATCCTGCACCCGAATGAAGCGGTTATTCCGTTGACTAAAGGCCGCAAGGTTGCTGTTGACATGGGCGACATGGAAGGTAATATGGGCGGCTCTAAGACTGTGGTACAGAACTTCAATATCAGCACGCCTGATGCAGACAGTTTCCGCAAGTCACAAAAGCAGATTGCCGCAGATGCTGCATCTTCGGGCCAGCGTGCCATGACAGATAACGGTTGACGCCTTAAAAACGAACTGGTAATACGTCCACATGATCGGATTTCACAATGTACGCTTTCCAGAAGACGTAAGCTGGCGTTCCAGCGGAGGACCTTTGTTTAAGACACAGGTCTTCCAGTCTTTTCGGGGTTACGAAAAGCGTAATATCGATTGGAGTCAACCTCAAATGCAATTCAATGTTGCATACGGGGTAAAGACTGATGTTCAGGTTCTGAACCTGTTCTCGTTTTTCAACGCTCGTCAAGGGCGGGCCTACGGATTTCGGTATAAGAACTGGGCCAACTATCGCATTCAGCGCGGAGCGTTTGCCACAGGGGACGGCATCAGTACACGCCTCCCCATCTGGAAATTCTACGGATTTCAAGGCTCTCGTATGTACAAGCGCCTCCGTAAAATTGTTCCGGGATCGGTTGTTAATGTTGGTGTAGGATCAGTAGGCGGACTTGTCGAAGGCGTCGATTTCAACATTGATTACGAAGCCGGAGAAATCGCTCTTAACTTTGCTCCGGGGTATGGTATTCCTGTGTATGCGGAGAACGTCGAGTTTGATGAGCCTGTTCGCTTTGATTCGGACAATCTTCAATCGATCATTGAAGGGTTCAATAATCAAAGCCTGACAAACATTCCTTTGATTGGGGTCAAGTCGGGGTTCACGTCTGGGTCTATTTTTGCTCCAAATGATGCGGCGTCCGGTGATGACAGCTTCTTTGACAGCGTTCGTCTCATTCTGAATTTTGATGACACTGCTGACCTGTCCACAACCATCGACCAATCAGAACTGGGAATGCCCGTAGTTATGACCAACGATGCAGCCCTGACTGCTGATGCGTTCAAACACGGCAACGGTGCTTTTTCTCCCGGAGCTTCGGGAGGCATTCAGGTGGGTGGTGACCCTTACAACGTTCGCGGACTTCCTTTCACTTTGGAAGTTTTTGCACAACAATCTCTTAGTGGCGCAGCCCAACAAACAATCATCGGCAAGTGGGATGAAACTGGCCCCAACCGTTGTTGGACCTTGCGTTACGTCACTGCAACTCGTCAGCTTCAATTTGTGATTACCGAAGACGGTGGCACTGAGAATGTTGTTCTCAACTATCCTTGGACAACAGCAGAGCAAGGACGTTTTGACTACATCACCGTGGATCGCACCTCTGCCGGATGGTATGTCTTGCGCATCAATGGTATCGTTGTACAGCGGGCGCAGACCAATGTCCTTGTGTTTGACGCTAACACGCCTTTGGTCATTGGGTCTTTGACAAATCCCAATGCAGGGCAAGGATCATATCAGGGTCTTATTGACTCTGCGCGTGTGACCATCGGGCGCTCTCGCAATCGCACATTTGAGAATATCGAAGTACCGGCCCCGTACCCGGTTTGACTTGACACCCAACAGAACAAGATGTTAGGTTGGCACAACTTTTATGAGGTAACACATGCCAATTATCGTATGCGGCGCAGAGGGCGAATGGGCTCTGTACAACAACACTCTTTCTACTGTGGGGGCTGACGACAAGCGTCGGGGCTCTGTGCAGTTGACGGCAGGTGAGACGATGTTTAAGGCATTCTCTGGTGGGAATGACGTTTGGGTTCACACACGTTTTGGCAAAACATTCTGCAAATCCGCAACAGTTCCAACGAAATCATTGCGGGCATCCGCTGCCGCAACGTCGCCAACGATGGATTGTTTCGTGTAGCATTTTACAGCACCAACACAAATGGTGGTGGGCGTGTGGACAATTCTGAAATTTTTGTTGACAACGATTTTGTATTCGCTGATTACGACATTCGCCTTGTTCGGAGCACTGTCACTGATCCCAACGATACAATGACAGTCTACTTCTATCGCAATGCGCAATTGCGTTTGACTGTGAGCAACACCGATCCGACTGGATGGGATGCTCCGGCACAAATTCTTCTTTCTTTCGCGTCCACTGACGCCGATTATGATGATGTCTTTGTTCAAGACGTTATCGTCACAAACGACGTACCGACCGTTGGTATGGAAC